GTGATTACTGCAAATAACGGCTCATCCATCACAACCTTGCTCGCCAATAACACTGGCGGCATGATTTTGTCTGATGGCGTGAACGTGTTTGCACAATCTACTATTGCTGGCGCAGGTGCAGTTACTGCATTGACCATCAATGGTGGTATCAATGCAAACAGCACCTACACAAGCTAAGGAGACAGTATGAACGCAAACCATGTAGGCTCACTGTACCCAGACGGTTTCGGCAATTTTGCTGTTGGCTCTACCAATCCTCCCGTTGCGATGGGAAGCACTGGTAATGCTGTGGCAACAATTGCTACTGTCGGTACTGGCTACATCGTTCGCCGTATTACTGCTTTTAATGCCAACGGAAGTGTTGCCGCTGCCAACGTTACCATCTTCACAAGCAATGATGGTAACTTGGCAAACGCAGTTTCTAATGCAACTGTTCTTTCAAACATTACTGGCACAGGCTTGTATCAAGACCTTGCGTTGACAGCAAATACGTCAACAAAAATCTATACAAGTCCTTTGTTTGTGTGTGTAAATACAGCGGCAGCAGCAAACAACACTGTTGATATTACTGTGTACGGTGACGTTGTAACACTATGACAGACCTCGTTTATGTAACCAACAACACCGACAAAGACTTGTACGCTGAGTACCACTATGTCGGTTATGAGTTTCCTGTCGGCAAGACAGTTGAATTGACTGTCCCTGCTGCCATGCACATGCTTGGTTACGGAGATGAGGACAAGGAGAAGTATCTAGTCCAGTTGGGCATGATACGACTCCACAGCGAACTTGAAGAAGCAATGGAGAATCTGAAGAAGGTATATATTTCTTCAGAGCCTCCAACAAAGAACCGCTCGTTACCCTCGGCGGTTGGCGTAGTACCCTTACGGATTGAGAAATCCGTTGGGGGAAAGGTCAATCAGAGGGTTGCATAACATGAAGGTAACATGGCAACTCTCTCTTCCTACATCACGGAAGTACAGCGGTTATTGCATGATGCAAACTCTGTCTTCTGGTCAACCTCGGAGCTAACGGACTACATCAACGATGCCCGTGAGCGAGTAGCGAGAGATACTGGGTGCTTACGTACCCTGCAAATTACTGCCACCCCAATTTCTAGTACAGGAGTACCCGCAACCGTGTGGACTGCGGGTGCTACTGTTACTGCGGGTCAGTTCTTATTCAACAACATCTTCATCTATGAAGTGGTAACTGGTGGTGTTCTCAGTACTACACCTCCACCTTATCCCGCTTCTGGCTACACTTTCCCACCTTCTACCCCTTTTACAGATGGCACAGCCAGTCTGCAATATTCTGGCCCTGCGGAAGTTATCCCCTATGCCACTATTGCTACTGGCACAACACTCGACATCCTGAACGTCAACGTTTACTGGGGTAACAGCCGTATTCCCCTGCGGTATCTGCCCTGGTCAAACTTCAACGCTCAACTGCGTTACTGGCAGAACTATGTCGGCAGACCCGTGTGTTTCTCTGTTTACGGACAAAACACCATCTATGTTGGCCCTGTCCCTGACCAGTCGTATGTTGTAGAGATAGACAGCACTATCTTGCCTACTGCGTTAAGTTTGAATACGCCCAACGCTAATGACCAGATTCAAGACCCCTACACCACGCCTGTAGCTTTCTATGCGGCTTACAAAGCCAAATACAAAGAACAGAGTTATGGAGAAGCTGAGATATACAAGCAAGAGTATGCCAAGCAAATCCAAGCGGTGTTGAACTCTGTGTACACACGCAGAATCCCTGACCCCTACTCTACCTTCTAATCATGGCAGCAGCAGAGCAAAAGAAATCTTATGCTGTCTATAAGAACTTCAAGGGCTTAAACACCAAGTCCAACAGGACAGCTATTGATGACGAGGAGTTCTCTTGGATTGAGAATGCCATGCCTATCGGGTTTGGCAATATTAAGATTGTCCCTGCTCAAGTCACATTCAAAGATGGTGGCAATAACGCTATCTCGTTTGGCAACACTGTAACTACCCTATCCAACACCAATCTTGGCTTATCTGACTATTTGTTGGCCTTCCAAGAAGACGGTAGAGCGCAATACGTCATCATAGATACAGGCACTGTTGGCAATGTTGGTGTGACAGGCACGTTCTCGTCTGCCAACGTGTCTATCGCCCAGTGGAAGAATGAAGAAGTATTTATAGGTGACCCGAATAAAGGACTCTTTACTTGGGATGGCACTGATTTGCTCAACGTTGGTGGTGTCGGCAGGATAGGTTTGACTGCCAGGGGTTCAGGCTATACCTCTGCGCCAGCAGTAACTATCTCTGCGCCCAACCAAACAAATGGTACACAAGCTACAGCAGAAGCAACAATCACGGCAAATGCTGTATCTTCTATTGCTGTTACCAACGGTGGTAGTGGATATACAGCCGCACCTACAGTGACCATCACAGGCGGGGGTGGTAGTGGTGCTAACGCTATTGCCCAACTGCTGACCTTTACCAAAGGTGCTCTGTACATACAGGTAACAAACAGTGGTTCTGGCTATAACCCTGCTTCTCCTCCCGCTGTAACTATCACGGGTGGAGGCGGTGCTAATGCCGCTGCCACAGCTATTGTGTTTGGCAACGCTGTTACAGAAGTCATCATGACAAATGTGGGGAATAACTTCACAAGTGTCCCAACTGTCACCATAGCTGCACCACCTACACCTTCAGGAAACGCAAATGCCACTGTGATAGGTGTGCCTAACCTAGAAGAAATATCCAGTGTTGCTACCTTCTCTGGTCGTGTCTGGATTTCTACAGGGCGTACAGTTACCTTCTCTTCTGCTACCAGCCCTACCGACTTCACATCTGTTTCTGCTGGTGCTGAGACTATTTCTGACTCAACCTTGCGTGGCAATATCCAGCACATGGTGTCTGCCAACAACTTCCTGTACATCTACGGTGAAGACAGTATTAACGTCTTCTCAGATGTGAGGATTACAAATACAGGGGATACCCTGTTTACCAACACAAACGTGTCTGCGTCTGTTGGTAGCAAGCTGAAATACGCTGTTTTCCCTTATTTCCGCTCTGTTTTGTTCATGAATAACTACGGGGTGTATGCCCTTGTAGGCTCAACAACCAGCAAGATTTCTGACCAACTTGATGGTATTTTCCCCTACATTGACTTCACTAAGCCTGTAACCGCTGGTCAAGTCTTGCTCAACAACATCCTGTGTGCGGCTTTTAACTTCTACCTATTGCCTACTCTCCCTATCACTACAGGAGACAGGTTTGTACAGTGCGTGTTTTTTGAGAAGAAGTGGTTTATTACCAGTCAGGGTGCGTTGCGGTACGTTTCTTCTGCCCCTGTTGGTGGCTTGATTAATCTCTACGGTGTGATAGACACAGCACTTTTCCGCTTGTATGGAGATGCGACTGCAAATGTGGCTTCTGAAATACAGACTTCTCTGTCCCCCATGCGTGACCCTATCCGTACCAAACAGGCTCTAAAGTTTGGTATTGAGGCAACTCTTACTACTGGTGGCACATTCAATGTAACCGTGGATAGTGAGAGTGGTTCTAGCCCTGTGTACACCCTTAACAACAGTGTGACTTGGTTTAACAATCAGAATGTTACGCTTACGTGGGTGAACAATTCTTCTACGACAATAGGCTGGTTGACGAGTGCGGGGTACGCCTTGTATAAGTCAGATGCACAACAGTATGGTAAGTATTTGGGGTTGACAATGACTAGCACAGACCCTGCGCTAACTGTCAACACGATTGAGTTTGAACATGAATTGAGAGTGAGGTTCTAACATGGCTGTTCCTAATATTTTTGGTACTGCGACTTCGGCAATCCCGTTATCGCAACTAGACACCAACTTTGCTACCCCTGTTACTATCGGTAATACCGCTGTACAGCTAGGTAACACAGTAACTTCTTTTGGTAATGTGACGCTTACTAACGTCACTATCAGCAGTGGTAATGTGACTGTATCTGCGGGTTCAAATACAGCACCATCTATTACTACTGTTGGCGACACCAACACAGGCATCTTCTTCCCTGCGGCTGACACTATTGCTTTTGCTGAAGGTGGTGCGGAGTCGATGAGGATTGATGCCTCTGGCAACATGGGTCTTGGTGTTACGCCTAGTGCTTGGAGTGCAAGTTTCTACAAAGTAATTGAGGGGGGAGATGGCAATAATCAAAGTGCTATTGCCTTTCGCACTGATACAAATGGCGTAGACCTTTTCGCTAATGCGTATTTTAATGGCACAAACAATATATATAAATATACTGGTACTGCTGGATTTTATCAATTAACTGGAAATACTCACGCTTGGTTCGCCGCCCCCTCTGGCACAGCAGGGGATGCAATCACTTTTACCCAAGCAATGACTCTGAATGCGAGTGGTCTGCTTGGTATTGGACAGACTTCTCCTCAATATCCTTTGCATATTACAGGTGCTTCTGGAGTCCAATCATACGCACACTTTACTAATGCAACAACTGGAAACACAGCAAGTGATGGTTTTTCTATTGGTGTTCCCGCTGGTTTTTCTGATGCGTACATACTTCAGAGAGAATCTGCTAATTTATTCTTTTACACCAATGCCGCAGAACGCGCCCGTATTGGGTCTAGTGGTGGTTTGTCTATTATAGATGGTTTAGGGGTTGGCACTAGCACAACATTTACAAACAGTATCTTTTTTGGCGCCACTGTGCTTTCTGCTGGTGCTGGCACATATCCTCTTAAATGGCATAGCGGTACAGGTATCGTTACATACGATACTTCATCACGACTTGTTAAAGAAAACATTGAAGACTCGCCTTACGGTTTAACTGAAGTGTTGCAACTCAAATCACGCAAATACCATCGTACTGATGACCAACGTGACGAAATTGGGTTGGTAGCTGATGAAGTTCAAGCGGTTATGCCTGAGTTTGTGCCTTTAGTTGCAAAAAGTATTTTTACTAAAGATGAGGCTGACACAGAGTTAATTGCTGGCGGTGTCAACTACGACAAGCTCACATCAGTGCTTGTTAAAGCCATCCAAGAACAACAAGCCATCATCACCCAACTGCAAGCAGATGTAGCCGCATTGAAAGGTACAGCATGACCACCACTTGGACAATCTCCCAACTTGACCGTCAAACATCTGATGGATTTGTAACCACTGCCCACTGGCAAGCCACAGCAGTAGATGGAGAGCATTCAGCCTCTATTTACAACACTTGCTCATGGTCTGATGGCACTCCCACAGTAGCCTATGCCGACCTGACACAAGAACAAGTGTTGGCTTGGGTATGGGCTAATGGTGTAGATAAGGACGCAACAGAAGCGGCTCTAGCGGCTCAGATTGAAATGAAGAAGAATCCTGTGACTGCCACAGGAGTGCCTTGGAGCAACACATAATGGGAATTCAAGCATTTACAAGGACAGGTAACACTGTCACATTTTTAGCGGCTACAACAGCACCTACTGCTGTACAAGCCGTATCTACCACGCTTGGTGGTAATCAGTACCGCATTATCAATGCTGGTTCTGTTACTGTCTTTCTAGGTTACGGTACAGATGGTGCTAGTGCAAACAGTAATGCCGCAATCATTACTACCACAGGCACATCTATTCCACTGTTGCCAGGTACAGATGAGATTCTCTCTTTCGTACCCAACGCTTTCTTCACAGGCGTAACAGCAAGTGGAAATGCAACTATTTACGTGACTTGCGGTGATGGCCTGTGAGGTAAACCATGTTAAAAACAGTCACTTCTCTTTCTGCGGTAACAGGCGCACTTAACTACAAAGGTACGTGGGATGCCGCTACCAACGACCCTACCCTTACCTCTAGCGTAGGTACGAAAGGGGACTACTATGTTGTGTCTGTTTCTGGCTCTACCAACCTTAACGGCATCACAGACTGGGTAGTAAGTGACTGGTGTGTGTTTAACGGCTCTGTGTGGCAGAAAGTAGATAACTCTGAGGTTATCTATGTCAGCAACGTAGCTACAGGTACAGGCCTCACAGGTGGCCCTATAACCTCTACAGGCACTGTATCTCTTGCCAACACTGCTGTGACTATAGGTACATACGGTGGTGCTACAAACGTAGCCTCCTTTACCGTAGACCAACAAGGCAGACTGACAAGTGCTTCTAACGTCACTATTGCTATAGGTAACAGCAACCTACAGAATTCCAACGTGGTGTTAGGTAACACTACCCTGACTCTTGGTAGTACTGTTTCTAACGTAGGCAACCTGACACTGGAAAACGTCACCATTCTTGGTGGCACAACCAACGCTGCTGTGTTCAACTTCACAGGGAATACGACAGCTACAGCGACATACGGCATAGCAAGTCTGCCTCTGCAACCTGCTGGATTCATGCAAGTCAACCTTAACGGGGTGGTAGTAAAAGTCCCGTACTACGCTGTCTGACATGGATAACCAACAAATCTTCAACATCGTGGTCAGCATTGCTGGCTTTCTCGCTGTCTATGTCTTCAACAACACGACAAGACAGATACAGAAACTGGAGGACAAGATAAATGAACTACCTAAAGAATATGTGGCAAAAGATGATTACCGCTCTGACATCTCTGAAATCAAAGATATTCTCAAACAAATCTTCAACAAGCTAGATGCAAAGGCAGACAAATCTTGAACATGGAAGCCCTCTCATACGTAAAGTTCGGTGACAAGGACGGACTGGGAGAGTTTTTGTTTGAAAACGGTGTACAGCACCAGTTGTTCTACGAAATCTTGGGAGACAACGGTATTGCTGTGCAGAAGTATCCACTGACAGATGCTGACTACGATAACTTGGATGACTGGCTGTTTGTGCACAATCAAGAGCATCAGCGTCTGGCAAGTGTTCTAGGCTTGGATAACCCCTTCCAGTTGCTCGACAGTGACTGGAATGTGGAAGAAGATTTTTATGACTGGATTGGTGTTCACCAGACCATTCATCAACAGATAGCTACGGCTTTAGGAGTTTGACATGGTAGTTAGAGTAATTACATATAACCCAGCAACTTCAGGAAGCAAAGAAGCAGCTTTGAAAGCAGCCGAAATTCATAATGTGTCTGGGCCTTTAGGTGGCTCTAAGATTATGACTGAGGCAGAACTGCGAGAAAAAATAAGAAGAGATGCAGAAATAGAACAAAAAAATAAAATTTTAGCAAAACAACTTTTGGCAGTTGGATTGTCTTTTGCTTTGCCAGGTATGGGTTCTATGATTGGTTCACAACTGGTGGCGGCAAACGTAATAACAAACGCAGCTATAGCAAATGCTGTAGGTACTGCTACTGCTTCTATTGCTGTGCAAATGGCGCAGGGTGCTGATTTTGATGAGGCTCTTAAGAACGCTACTGTTAATGCGATTATTCAAACAGGTGCACCTTCTGTTGCTACTGAAATCAACAAGGTTGTCAAGATTCCTGCTGTATCTGATGCCATCACATCTGCTGGTGCATCTGCTTTGAAAACAGTTGTTGCTGGTGGTAATGCGGCAGATGTAGAAAAAAACATTTTAGGTGCGCTTGTGGGTTCTGCTACTGCTTCTGCAACTGGAAGTAATATTGCTGGAGCCGCTGCTGGTGGCGGCGTGACTGGTGGTGTTGCAGGTGCGGCGGCAGGTGCGGCTAGTGCTTATGCAAGTCAATTAGAAAATGAACGTATTGCCAAAGAAAAAGCGGCGGCAGATGCAAAAGCAAAAACTACAGCAAGTGTTGACTATGAAAAAACAGTAAACGACCTAATTACAAAAGAACTTAACCAAGTTATGCTTGCTGGAGGCGGGGCTGCTGCAGAGATGTCAGCATACGCAAGAGCCTTAGAAAACGCAAACAAACCACTTTTACGCTTGGTACAAGAAGCTGCTAACGACCCTAATTACGTTGAAAAATTAGATTCTTTAGAAAAGTCTTTGCTTAAAACAGGAACATCTATATCAAGAGTTTTGGGTCTTGGATTTGAGTTACTTACATATTCTCCAGAGTTGAATAAAGGAGAAATGGACTATTTCAAATCACAAGAATTTGAAAACAGATTGCGTGATGCAGAAATACAGCGTTTGAAACAACCGCTACCAAGAACAGAAATACAG